CACACAAACGGGATAAACCACCGTAAAACGATGGAAATAAGCTCCTTGACGTCCACTTATCCCACCTCACCTTCCAGCACCCGAATCTGTTCCGATCGGCTTTTTCAAGTTATAATTCGGTTTTAAGTTCGGCATTGATTGCCCCTCCTATCAATTCTTGTCTGCAACGTATTCCTTGCCGCAAATGGTTTCGTACTGTTTCGGAGTGATTACTCCAAGCTCAACATATCTTTTGAGTTGGTCTATGCGAATATAGCCTTTGTCGTATCTTGATTTAATTTTCTTATACATTATTCATTACCTCCAATCATTAAAAGTTCAAGGTCTGTGATTTGCTGCCCTTGCTCAATACTTTCAAGCATAAGATCTGTAATGTCTTGCTGTAAGCGTTGAGCTTCTGTGTACTCCGGCTCTGCGTTTTCTTTATCTTTTGCCGCTTTGAGCCAAACGCCTTTATTTGCTTCGATATTCTTTTTGAGGTTGTCGTGGTAGTTTACGTCCTCCAAGGCATACCAATCGAAAGAATACAGCGTATCGCCGTCCTCTGTTGTTCTCTGCTCAATGTTTTCGTAGAAATGTACGTTACATTTCCCGTTGCCTGTCTGCTCAATTAAGAATTTAGATGTAACAGGCGGTTTGATTGTGGACTCTGCTTTCATTGCTGATTACCTCGTATAATATAAGACTAGTAGTTTTACTTCGTAAAACACGATGATGTATTCCGATGAGCCTTGTTGGGGGCTGTTCGCCCCCAACCCCCCTTACGGCTTTTTGACAAGAAGGTGCAACCCGCAGTTCAAGTACGAGTACGAGAAAGCGCCGTAGCAGTAGAAGCAGAACGCTCCGGCGTCAATACCGCTGTACCAAGTACCGCCGAGCAAGAGCTGGCGTTCGCCTGTGTTCTGATAATAGTAATCGGGAACAAAGGTTGATGACCCTCCGACTGCTGCTGACGGGAACATTACCCACGGGGCTTTTTCATCATATCCGAAAGCGGACACATAGCCGTTTGCTTTTGCATTTGAATATCCGACCGCTCTATATTTGCCGTCATAAACACCGTCTGCGTAGTCTGCTATGCTGTTCGCATAATATACGACCTTGTCTTTGATATTTACGCCGTCAATAAATCTGAATAGCTTTGCGTGGAAGCCCTCAATGCCACGGTAATTCACGTCTGCAAAGTGGTCTGTGTAATTGTTTTCTCCGGCGAGCCAACCGCTTTTACCATTTAATGCATCGCAAGAGCCGTTCAACGGAGCAACATTCCACATCATATTTCCGACAGCAATAGTAATCGGGTCTCCGTCAAATGTGATTGTCGTTTGCCCGGTTTCCTCATCTGTCGTGATAGCCGTTATCGTTCTCGGCGTTGTGGTTTTGTTATTTAAACCCTGCGATGTGCCTATTTCGATACGCTGTCCGAGCTTGTATGTGTTCTTGTAAGTAGACGCAATGGTGATTGTGTTTCCGTTTGTAGTTTCTTCAAGGGCTTTATTTGCCGTGTAAGACAAACTGTCAGCACCGCTGCCAAGGGCAGACTGCGAGTGAGTGTTTGCATACTCCACTAAATAGAGTAACTGCAACGCATTTACACAAGAAATATCCTCAATACCCCATATAGCACCTTTGTTTCGGGCGTATGTGCGGGAGTTCGCTCTTGTCGTTCTCGTTCTCGGCTGAACGCCCGTAATACTCTGTAATTTAACTTTGTTATCGGCTTCATCAGTGAATGAGCTTGCATTGTATACCGAATGAAAAACCTTGCTGACTTCTTTTCCATTGTCAACGAAAAGAGGGTGCAGCTCATATCCGGGGAGCTTTGTTCCACATATCCATATTTCCTCGACAATGCCTGTCTTGACTCTCTTGTAATAGAATTTTGGAATTTCGACCATAACGTCTCCGTTCGTACCGTCTCTCGCAAAGGACGGCTCACCGAGATACGCAAGGACGTTTCCGTCAGCGTCAATGTTGCACGTCTTAATATCACTCCAAGGATAGATATTATCAAAATCGTTGTCTACACTCTCCGTAGAGCCTTTATGAGCTTTTGCGGTAAGACCGACAGCGTCTCCAAGTCTCTCACATACGGTAGATGATGTGCCTTTCCAACGAACGCCGTATTGCTTTACGGTAACACCGTATAAATAGCTGTCCGGGAGCTTCCCGTTTGCGTCCAAAGGAGCATATCCGTTCGGCTGACCTTTGTTTCCGCTGTTCTCTTTGCTTGTCAATGCTGCCGATAATCCGTCTACCGCTTCTTCCACTGGCGCGACCGCCTCCGCAATTTGGTCGTCCACATACCCTTTATTCGCCGCCGAATCGTCCGACGTAGGCGTGCCGGTTTTCAGCTCGCCGCCGTCATAGGTGGCAATATAGCCGCTGCCCTTGCCGATATAGCCTAAATCGCTTGTAGCTGTCATCAAATACGGCGTGCCGTCCGTGTCCGTCGTCGCATAGATGCCCGGATATAGAATAAAGTCGCTTTTTACTTTGTCGAGCTTACCGGCGATTTTCCGATTCATTCCCGAAAATGCGTCATCTATCGCTTGCTTTCCGTATGCTCCGACTTGATCGGCTGTGACTTCGTGAGGGTTTTCATGGTTGTCAATATGGTTTTCGACTGTACTTTCGAGCTTTTCGTAAGCACTCGGCGGCACATCACTTTCGCCTTGTTCTGCATTGCTGTACGCGCCTTTGATAACTTTACCGGTAAGTATATTGGTACTTAAACGTTTTACAAGCGTTTCGCCGTCCATAATATACCCATATACACCGACTGTGAACTCGCCCGAATCTGAAAGAATATCTCCCGGAATCGTGCGCGTGTTACCGTCAATCGTGTATTCCTTTGCCGTGCCGTCACGCGTAAAGACAGCCATTTTCTTTAGGTCTGTCCATGTGTCGTTAAAATCGAGAATAAGGACATGCGTTTCAACATTTCCGCTCGGAATCACAAGAGAAACCGGCTCGATAATATCGTCTTTAACTTTTAAATTGTGTTCTATCATGCGTCCGCGTCCTCCTCGTCGCAAATTATAACAGCGTCTGCAAATGTTTTTGTGACACCCGGTGTTATGTCAAGCGAAAGAATACGTCCGCTTATATTTCCATATGTTTCATCAAGCGGAAGTATAAGCTGGTCGCCGGGCATTTCGTTCGCGCTCATAATGTAAGTAATATTCGCTTCGCGCGATTTTCCGTGGTATGCTATCATGCGGTTCGCGACGGCTTCGGCGTTGTGTGCCGTTACGGTTGTAGCATCATCGGAAACCTGCAAGGCTGAACCGTTGCCAAAGGTCTTATAATAGGGCTCTTGATTATGCTCGTACGCGGCTGGATAGTCAGATTTTACCGGGATATCACAATATTCAACTTTAATCGGGTTTCCGTTCAATATCATAAGCGAATCGCCGGTTTCTTCGTCATAAGTGTCGCCTTTAATTGTATTGACAATGGTTGAAACACCGGTTGTTTTAACTACCGTTCCGTATTGCGCATATGTTTTCAAGTTGTATCGAGCCGCTAAAATATAAGGCTTAGGGGCAGTGTTTCCGGTTGTATAGGTCTGATATCTCTCGGTAAGCAATGTATTTTCACCAGCCGGAAGCCGACCGAAAAAAATGGTATTCGAACTGGTACTTGCATATGTAGCAACATAATAGCGTGCCATTTTTATTGTTGTAGCCGCTTGGGATTCAACTTCTGAAACCGATACACTATCCGCGACTTTGGTGTCCGGTATGGTGTGCGTTGCATACGTATCTGCGGACTGAATGACCGGCGTTTCTGTTCGGTATGTTCGAACGTATAAACCACATGCAAAGCATAAATATTGCAGTGCGTCGCGTGCGTTTCCAAAGGGAATATAACCGGGAACTTCAACCGTTTTACAAGCGTCGGATATGGTATACTCACGGCTTCCGAATATGTCTTGACACAGCTGCTCCACGCTGTAAAAGTCCTTTTCATAGATATAGTGATTTGAAGTGCTTTGAGATACTTTTTCATACCCGATATATCCATAAAACGTATCGTTTGCCAGCTGATTTATAACGTCGCTTGCCGTAATGGCATACTGTCCAGCATACGTTTTGATACAGGTATCAATATAAAACCGTCCGAGTATGCTGTCGCTGTCGTGAATGTCAATAACCGTTCCTTTTTTCCATGCTGACGAATTCGATGTATAGACCGTAAATTCAGCTGTAGCCGCTTCAAGCGTTTCACCGGTGGGAGAAAACGGAAAATATAAGTGCATGTCGGCAAACTGCTCGTCCGTTACAGCCGGCGTATCATATTTATCGAATGTGTCAATAACAAAGCGTCCGCGCCCACCCTCTGTTGCTGAAAACTTTACTGGTTCTGTGAGTACAACGCCGTTAAGAGTAACCGGACTATCATCTCTTGTATAAACTTGACCGTTTACTGTTAATGTCCCGGCAATTAAAACCGATGTCGTTAAATTGACGGTATCACCGGCCCCCAATACTTCAATACTTTCTCCGACAGCAGTCAGCTTTACATATTGGCCAGTTGTCGGACTTATATTGAAGCCATATGCAGTCAATTCCACCGGATAAAATCCGGTTAATGCATGATTATAAATCGTTACTGCCATTTTATACCCCTTTTATGTCGGTTTGCGCTTTGGCGTCATTGCAACAAATTCAATGCTTAAGCCGTCCCATATGTTGCCTTCGTCGTCGATTTTCAATTCATCCTCGCCGCCGGTCACATACATTTGTTGTGTTATTGTTCCGCGCCCATAGGGCAAAATCACCGTGTGACTATCCTGCGGCGCGGAAAGAATTTCATACAGTTCGTCATACTGCGAACGGCTCAAACGGTCGGTGTTTAACTGCATGGAATAGTTGTAGTATGTACCAATAATGTTTCTCATCATAGAGCCATCAGACGCTCGACCGGCTTTGTCGCCGTCAAGCACGCTGAATTTGCGTTTTAACGATATGATCTCAACGTCGTATGCGTTGCCGTCGATTGTGAAAACTGACACTTAATCACCTACTTCGTAAAAGCAAGACCGCGCTTGCTCTTGGTTACTTCAAGACCGTTGAACAGATACCGCAAGAGCTGTCCCTCGTTGCCGGAAAATTTGATATTGATATCATTGCCGCCGTTGTTCTGTACGCGTTGGAACGCTTCTACAATGGTGTCGAGCGGCGCTTCAATGTTCGTTCCGCGCTTTTGGTCGCCGAGAACGGCCAAAAACTCGCGGTTCGGAGGGATAACCGCACCGGTGGCAAGCTTCGGAATTTTTGGAGCGGTAACAAGCGACAAATTAAATCCAAATTTTTTGCCGCCGAATCCCGGCACCCAGTCCGGAACATCGAAAGACAGTTTGTTCAAGGATTTAATAATAGCGTTTACACCCTCACACACACCGCCGACAAGTCCGTTGATTAAATCAATAATCAAGTTTATCGGAGTTTTTACGATACCGACAAGGGAATCCCAAACGCCTTGGAATACCTTTTTAATGCCCTCCCAAGCTTTATCCCAATCGCCGGAAAATACGCCTGTTATGAATTCGATAATGCCGCGAAGCGTGGTTATAATCCCGTTGATAACGTCTATAATACCAGCTACAATACTGCTTACGGTATTAAAAATCGTGTTAATTGTGTTGGCAATTATCGGGCCCAGAATATCTACAAGATATGAAATAATAGGTGCAATAACATTGTTGTAAATTGTTAGTTGCATGACTTGAAGCTCTGCAACAAAAGCAAGAAAATTATCCCACAACGGTTTTGCGTGCTTTGTCCAAATCCAGTCAAGCGTTTCCATGACATTGTCCCAAATCGGTTTGACAAAGCTTTTCCAAATGGTTTGAACGATATTTGAAAAAGATTCAATAGCTTGATTAAACCCGTCAAAAATCGGTTGGCCGTATTCGTCCCATGTGGCTTTTATGCCGTCCCATAGGTCGCCGAAAATCTTTCCGAGCAGTTGAACGTCCGGCATGATTCCGTTTGTCCAGATTTCATCAAATATAGTCTTTGCTTCGCCAAATGCTATTGTAAACGTGTTGGAAACTTGATTTCCAAATTCCGTAATGCGCGGAAGTCCTTCGGTAATGAATTTTTCAAAAAACGGTTTAAACGCCGTGCCCCACAAATCGGATATAATCATGTTAAGAGATTCGAGCGCACCACCGGCCACTACAGACAAGTTAGACAGGCGCAGAGCAACAGACGGTATAAATGTGTTTGTTATGTAATCTAAAAACGGGTCACCCCAGCCGCTGACATCTGAAAATATGTTGCTGAATGTCTCTTTCAGCTTTGCTATTTGCGGTGTTACATTATCGGTAAACGACTGAAAAGCTGGTGCTAATTCTGTGGAAAGGTAGCCTTTTATCTCTTTTAGTTTTTCTAAAAGACCGCCGGTTTCCGTTTCCGCTCCGGAAAAGTCTGCCGCGATCGTGCTTCCCGAACCGCCGCCCGAACTACTTTGCGAATCGCTCTCATCCGTCGGCGATTGCAAAATATTCAGCGTATCAAAAGAAGCGGTCGCTTTATCAGCAGATTTCTTCGCCTTGTCTGTGGCCTTGGAAACGCCTTTTATTGCCGTAGCATTCTTGTCAAGAGCTTTTGCTTGGCTCTGTAAGTCCTTCAAGCTTTTGCCGCTTAAAACGGCCGCAAAGCTCGCTATTAAGCCGGTCACATAAGCAAGCGCTTTACCGAGCGCGTTAATAGCCGGGGTGATGATTTGCCATATCGGTTGAAATGCTGTTAAAAGGTTTCCTTTTGCAATCTGTAAAGACTGCATAAAGCTTTTATTTGTTTGCACGTATCGTCCGACAGCCTGTGTCATGCCGGTAAGCGCTTTGGAAATAATGTTGAAGAAAAAAGCACCGGCCACAATGCTTTTTAAACGTTTAAAGCCGCTTTCAAGACCAGACAACATTTTACCCTGTGCCGTGCCTGTTTTCTGCACTTGCTTCGTGCTTTGGGTCTGCGTGGATAAAAGCCGCTGCTGCTCTTTTTCGGTCAGAGCGATATCGTTCTTTAGCTTCTCATACTGCGGCGACTGAATAGAAGCCATTTTCGCTTTATACAGCTTATCGCGCATAGTTTCAAGAGATTGGTTTATCTCATCAATTTTTTGCTTTTGTACACCCATTTCTTGGGTTAAAACGCGGTGCGCACCCTCGGTTTCCTTGTATTCCGCACTGCTTTTGCCCTGTGCTTGGGCGATTTCGCGCATTTTTGCGGCAAGCTCACCGGCAGCCGCTTCCATTTGCTTATACTCGTCCGTTTCCTGTTTCAGCGCGGCAAGCTGTTCGTTAATCTGCATAGTCAACTTTTGACCGGCAGCGCCGCCCTCTTGCATGTAAGCAAGTTTGTCGTTCAGATATTGCAATTTAGCGGACAGTTTATCCAGCTGTGCGCCGTACTGGTTCGCGCTTGCACTCGCTTTTCCAAAAGCGGTATTAGCGATACCAATAGCGCTTTTTAAGCTGTTTTCAAGCACCTTTGCGCCTTTTTGCATAGGTGTGGTATCGAAATCAACTTCAATAAAAACAGTTCCGTCATTGTTCGGCATCCTTTGTCACCCCCTTATTTCGCCATTTTTTCAAGAATTCTTCGCCCTCTTCCGGTGTGAGAGTACGCACATTCTGCGGCGTTTTCTTATTCGGTCTGACACGGTCGATAAGTTCTTTATTTTGCGCATAGAACGCTTTATCGTCCTTTGTCATTTTGCCCTTTGATTTGCGTGCTCTCACGCCGACGACCTGCGCGAAAAGACCGTCCCCGATCTGTGTAAACGCGTCTACAAAATCCCACCAGTGCAAATAAGAGATCTCGCGAATCCGGCAATTAAGAACTTGCCCGATAGCCGGAGCTATCAAACTTTCGTCGCGTTCAAAGTCGTATAGCGGCGTTTTTGCGTTACTTCCGCTGTGCGCGTTGCCGCGGTCAACGAACCAACACAACTTATCAAACGCCGTCACATGGTCGGTTATCTTATCGAAATCCGGATAAAAAATATACATAGCCACATAGGCGCGCTCATCGCCGAGCACGCTTGTCCCTAAATCCGGATTGTTAAGCGCCGCAATAACGTTTAAGATATCGCGGTAATCCGAGCGTATCGCATATGTTTTTCCGTTTATTTCAACAGTTTTCGGCAGGTCGTACATGTGTAAAAGCTCCTACTTCTTTTGGTATTGCTTGGGTATTGCGCGGTTTATGCGCTGTTTTGACGCGGCCACAGCCTTTGAAATTTCTTTGCTGTAAAGGCCTAAAAGCTTGTCGAACACCTTGTCAAGGCTTAGCACGGCGGCGCTCTTGCCCCAAATCGCACAAGATACACCGTCGTCGAAAATGTAATCGACAGCCGCTTTTACACGGTCGTCAAGGTCGCGCATTTTTTCGCCGATCTCTTTTATGGATGATTCATCCTTTGCACCCTCGCGCGATTCGTCAAGTTGACCGTATTCTGCGGCAAGCTTCTGAATTTCGGAATACTTTTCCGAAAAGCGTGTCACGACGTTCGTGTCGGTCGTGTCAAGATAAAAAATGCCGCCGTTTTGTGTGCTGTATGCCTGTTTAACAACACCGATGTCAAGTTTGATTGCGTCCATGGTTTATTCCTCCGTATTAAAGACCGCTGTCAGCTGTAAACGTGGGGACTTCGCCGGTATAGGTGACCTTGCCGAGCGTCTTTTTGTTGCTGTACGAAATGCTGATAGGCATATCGACATAGGCCGAACCGCCCAAAGACGTAACGGTGATTGTGCAGTTATCCTGTGTTTCGGCGGCGTATCCGGTCGAACTGCCGACGAACTCATGAACAAGAAGCACTTTAAACTGCGTCAGCTCGCTTACGGCGTTTCGTCTGTAAATATCCCACAGGATAAACGCAAGTTTACTTCCGCCGCGCACCGTGTACGGTTCGAAGCTCTGCGCCGGTTCGGTCTTGTTGACCTTTGTCCGGGTCTGTCCGAGAATGTCTGTGCTTGTTTCGGTGTCGGTGTTGTATTCGATTGCGCTTTCCTCGATTCCTTCGCCGATAAGCTCCCACTCCGCTGTGCCGGAAGCGGTCGCAACGTTTACAAAGGTTTTTAGCAGTTTTCTTTCGGCTTCTTGACCGTCGGTCAGATTGAATTCAGTAAAAGTATTTGCCATTTTAATCCTCCTTGGTTTTGTATGTCACACGTGCCTGATACATGTATTTGACAAGATTCTGCTTTTCGTCTGTACCGGCCACGGTTGGCATATTCTGTAAATTTTCGATTTTGGTAACGGTGGCATTTTCGAATTCCGGGAAATGCCGCTTTTTGTTTTGCTCGTCAATCCACGTCATCATAGCCGATACAGCGTTGAGCGTGTCCATGTTTAAGTCGCTCGGCGCGTCGGTGTTTCGTGCGCAGTATTTGACGATTGCAAAGTCATAGTGCTTTGTTTTCGTCCCGACAATGTCGGTTGATATGGTTGTGTCGCCCTGCACGGTGTTGAAGATTACACTGCCGTCGGATATCTCGCCAAATTGGCAAGCAATACCGGAAAAGGCAGGCGAACCCTGCAAATAGTCAATCATTGCCTCATGCTTTGTCATGGTGTCACCTGCCTTTACGGTTGATGTAGTTTTGAATATCGCGCGTCAGCTTGTCACCCTGCGCGGCAAGCATGGCTTTGTCCCATTTTGCCGAAGCAAGCGGGTGTTTGTCGCGGCTGAAATTGAAGTTTGTGCCGTTGTACTGATACCGCGCATATGGCTGTTTGTAGTGTACGCCTTTTGTTGATACCTCCACTGTTTGCCATAACATGCCGGTGTCCATTGGCACATATGGGGACATTAGCCGAAACATGTTATTTGCAGCAAAAAGCCGGACATCGTCCGTTATTTTGCTTTCACCGACCTTTTGCAGATCAATGTTGATTTTAACTTTGACGTTTTGTCCCATGTCAGTCACCGCACCGATAGTGCGCCGGATTTGCGAAAGAATTGTCCGCACAGGTTTTCACGGTAAAGCCGTCATGCTTTTTGAGTAGATCAGACGGCCTTTTGCTGGTCTCGTCTGCCATTTCAGCGGAAACAACACCGTGAAAAACGACATCGCCGGGGGCAAGCGTGAAATGCGTTTTCTGCACGGCCGCACCGCTGTCGGTGTAGGCTCTCGGCGGCATGTACGCGCTGTTTTGCCGTATGCGGACCACAGTTTCGGACACGGACGACAAATTGCCATTATCTGCCGCTGTCAGGCGCTTCTTGGAGTAATGACAGCCATCAAGCACGTGCCGGTAATAGACGATTTTCCCGTTTTCGGTCACTTTGTTGTAAAGCGTTATCGCAGTTTTCCACCATGCCGGGTATTTATAGGGCATCTTCAACACCTCGCCACAAAAGCGGCGTGCCGTTATCATCCGTTTCGCCGGATAGCCACAAATGCACCGTATCGGCAATAAGCGCTGACAGTCTTTTGTCACTATCAGCCGGTGACGATGTGACATAAGAGACCGATACGCCATCATTGCTTTCAGACGCTACAGCCGTGCCGGTTCGCGCTGTGGACGCGCCGCCAAGCACGTCCACAAGTGCAAACATACAGTTTTTTACGCTTTCCGTAATGACGGCCATTTTGGTAACACGACGGAACGTGTACCGGTCAATGTGTGCCGCCGCTTCGGCTGCGTTTCTCGCGAATTCTGACGCGTCCGATGTGCCGCCCATGGCAATATACTCATCATACGTCAGATACTTCATCCGTTGTACCTCTTGCTTTTCGCTTTTTCGGTTCTTCCGGCTTTTCCGGGTCTGCCTTTTTTCGAAAGCCTAAAATGTCGGTTTCCGTCTTGATTTCCGACATTTCTTTCGGCTCAATAAGTCCCACCCTGCGCATATTAGGTCGCCGCCTTGTGTAAATAAATGCCCTTGACCTTGTTGTCGTAGACATCGGCAAGGCCATATGAACGGTAGCAGAAAATCCAACCGTCGGAATCCTGGTTTTCTTCGGGCGAAAAGACCTTGCTTACCACATGCTTGGAATACTGAAGAACGGCCGGTTTGTGGATAACCATAAAGTTGATGTTTTTTCCGGATGTGGAATCCTTGACAAAGCCGCCGGCTTCTTCGCTTGATGTCGTGCCGTCGTACTGGTCGATAGCCGTATAGAAACGCGTCTGCGGCACTTTTACAATGCGGCTGAACGAGTTCAATACCTCTTTCGATTTGGTCGTATCGACGCTATAAATGAGGTTGTACAGGGTCGGTGTGATGTGCAGTTCTCTTTCGGTTTCCGGAACTTCTGCTTCGTCCATAGCGTTTTGTGCAGCTACCAGCGCGGCTAAAACGTCCGCGCCGGTGGAAAGCGCCGCACCGGTAGTCGTTCCGATACCGGAAATGCCGGAATAAGTAGCATAGCGGAACGCGTCAAGCTCGGGCACAACCTTGGTGCGTACAAATTCCGAAGCAAGCTTTCCGAAAGCAACGCCGGCGGTTTCTGCGTTGTCCATGGCGTCAACCGTGAATTTACGGCCACGGTCGAAGTTGAACGTAACAGTTTCCATTTCTAACTTTACGTCACCGGCAACATAACCACCGTTGCGCGAATAATCTGCAAGGCCGTCAAGCGTCATCTTCGGAATAAGGATCTCTTTGGCGTTCGCTCCGGCTTTTACAAGTTCGCCGGAAATATCAAGACCGGCTGTGGTGGACGCGTTTTTGTAGACCTCGTCCAAAAGGTCAATGTACTGTTTGAATAGTGCAATGCTGTTTGCCATTTGTTTTTATAACTCCTTTTTATTTTAACGGCGGCAAACCCATGACTTGACGTGCTTTGTTTTCGTTAAAGGCCTTTGAATCTATCGAATTGACACCGGGAATCTCGACGGCCTTGTTTTGGCTGTCAAAAATGCCGTCGCGGTCTTTGATGATTTGTGCAAATAAATCCGTGTCGCTTTTTCCGGCGTTGGCCTTGTCCTCGACAGCTGACATGAATTCCGATAAAATACCGTTACGCGTATACTCGTTCAAGTATTTCTTTTCGCCTGTCACCTTGTCGAGTCTGTCCGACATGTTCTTGTCATGAATTGCCTTTGCGTCTGCTGCTTTGCGGTCGTCAATGACCTTTTGCAGCTCTTCAATTTTTGCCGCAAGACCGGCGGCGTCCTGTTTTTCGAAAGCCTTGATTTTGTCCTCATACTCGCCGATTTTGGCATTAAGCGCGGTCAAATCGTCCTGCACCTTTTTGGCCTTGTCTTTTTCGGCTTGGACATCTTTTCCGTTCTCGGCTTGAATCTGTGCGATAACATCGTCTGACAAATTCAAAGATTTCAAAAATTCTTGTTTCATGTTCTTGTGCTCCTTTTCACGTATTAAGTTGTTTTAGGCGTGTAACTGGCCGCCACGTGTTGACAATTTTAAGATTTGTCCTCATCTGTGTATGATTATAGCAGTCTTAGGTCGCTGTTAGTCTCATTTTTAGGCATAAAAAACGTCTGCAAATTGCAGACGTTAGAAAAATATTATGTTGGCTTATATCCGCTTACGGTCAAACGCTTATTGTAAACGCTTAAACCGGCCTTTTTGGAAAAATCAACATACTTGCTTTTTAACAGGTTGATTTTGCCTTGCATTTTGCGCTGTAGCTCGGTATCTCCTGCCGCTTTGGCAAGAATATGCACGTCTTTACACTTCCGTATTTCGCTTTCAAGTTGTCTTTGTATCTGCGTTGCTTGATACATGGTGTAATGCTTGCCCTCATAGTCCATTCCGGCAGCATTTTTCTTTTTCATCTCGTCAAGCTCTTCCGGTGTATGGATCGGCTCCTGTACGCCTAAAATCACGCTGAACGCGAAGTGATGACAATTTAATTTTCCTATCTGACGCTTCGGATAAGCATGCTCCGCGTCCCATTTGGCATATTCCGCTTTCGTCATCTGCCGCCCCTGTATGTCCTCGTGGTCGGGAGCACAAAAGCCATGCGCAGAAATTTCCACACCGTCCGCGCCGAGTTCTTTGCCTATCTGGTCTTCAATCCCTTGGTTGACCTGCCGGACACCCTCTAAAACATTCATTCGCACAGCGCTGTCAAGCCGCCTTGTGTAGCCGCTTTCATACTCCATAGTGCAAAGACCGGTTTCACCGACCTTGCGCAGGGTGTCACGCATGGCGCTTTGATAGTCCTGTACGCCGAGCGCAGTATTTGTTACAGCTTGGTCTATCGCGTCTTTATAGCCGTCGGCAAAGGTAACAAAACCGTTTTTCTTTGTGCTGAAAATACGCAAAGCATGTGTTTGTGACAGATTCTGCAACGTTCCGGCAGTACGACGCGCGTAGCTCTCTACAAAACGCTGTAAATAGTCGTTCTTTTCATACGGTATAAAAGGCTTGCCGCGATAGTTGAACGCGTCATAAGCCTGTTCAAGACACCATGCGGCATAGGAATCAAACAGCGCTTTTATCTCGGCGGTTGCTCGTTCCGTACGCTTTGCAAGCTCTTTTTCAATGTCTGCAACTTCCATTCCTGCGCGGTGCAGTTCTTCAAGCCGGTGCATATCTGACGGCAAGACCTGACCGAGCCGGTTAATGTGGTCGCCTAACTTATGGAGCATGTATTCATTTGCACCGGAAAGCCGGTCAGCAATAATTTCCGGGATTTGGTCGAGCGTGTCACGACTAAGCATTGCTGTTTACCGCGTTTTGAAGCGACTGCGTGCCGAGAAGTGTTTCGAGCGTCGGGGTTTCCTCGGAAATCTGCGCTATAGCTTCCTCGGCTTCTGCAAGTGTTTCATCGGTTATATATCGACGGTATTCTGCTTTACTTATTACGCCGTCAGAAGCGCCCTCTTTTATCTGCTGATAAGTCATTGCCGGGTCTTCAAGCAGTCCGTAAGACCAATCGAATTTAATGTCATAATCGCCGGCAGGGGATAAGCTGTATACATTTGCCATAACATCGCAAGCATACATTAAATCTGTGTAATAGCGTTCGACCGACTTTTGAATGTCCGTGCAGAAAGCGAAAGTTTTATACATCTTCGCGCGGATCTCCGTAGCGGTAGCACTGCCGGTCGTCAGCTCCGTAAGAACGCCGGGAGAGCACCCAATTTCACGTTCAAGCATGGCGAAATGATGTGTCAGCTTTTCAAAATAATCCGATGACCGGATATCCGGACTGTATACTTCAAAGAAATCCTTGGATTCGGCGTCAAGCACCTTGTACACGTTTGACAATTTGTCTTTTTTCCCAAAAAGCGAATCACTTGCAAAAATGCGTGATTCTTTGGTCGCATACTCTTTTTCGATTTGCGAAAGCGTTTCCGTGATTTTTTTGATAGTTTCCTCACAGCCGTATGTAACCGGTACGCCCTCGCGGCTGTCGGGTAACCGATTCGACGTCGGGCACTTTAAAAATGCGATAGGAAGTCTGTCAACGCCGGATATACGAATTTCGGGCGGTATGTCTGCCCAATCCGGCTGAATATCAAGCGGCGCTGGTGAACCGTCTAAAACAGCCCTTGAACGGATAATATAAGCATCCTTGTCAAGCGTGTAGTCAGCAAGACGAATATAAGTCCGTCCGTTGATAACTCGCACATCGGCGGCAATCGTGCAGGAAATTACATCATCCCCGGCAACTTCTGTTAAAAAGACGCGATCTTTTCCGACCGTATCGATACACAGCTTGCGTTTGTTGCCTACAATATGCGTATGCGGCAAGGACACCACAAGTCCCACGCCTAACGCGTCAGCAAGCACACCTTTCAGCGCTGCAAAATGTCGGTCGGATATTTCGCGTAATACCTCAGCGCGCGCGTTATCGCCTATAATACTTATTGTGCTGTCGCTAAGCGTGTAAGTCGACAAAGCATTTGCAACCATAGCAACGACATTTTCGGTCATGGCTTGGCGATATGCTTCTGCGTCCGCTTCGATCTTTGCAATCTTGTCATCGCTTTCAAGCACAATTTTGTTGTAAAGCAGCTGTATAAGCGGCTTTAACATCTGCATAAAAGTGTTCATTCTTCCTCTTGTCCTCCGTCTGGCGCGTAGCATATAAGTCTGTACATTTCGCGTTCAAAGCTGTATTCGAACGCGTCAAGCGTATCAATATCAGTTGTACCGTCATCAAGTCGGATATCTTCATTTGGGTGATTTGCGTCCCATACGGCTGTTTTTAACGCGCCGTCAAGAGCTTTATTATTTCCGTCCACTATCTTTAAGCGGTCACTTGAAAGCAGGATATCTGTACATTTAATACGGTCGTTTATCGGATATTTTCGGCTTCCAACAACGCGATAATCACATTTGTTTCGAAGTGAGTTAATAATAGTCTGTTCTGCATTATCCGGGTATATGCTGAAAACTTCGCCGTATGTAGCTTGTATCATGTCCGCAAAATCAATAATTTTCTTTATGATTTGTTCAACCCTCACGCCTTGCGCCGGAATACGCTGTGAAGCAAGCGCATAGACTGTTTGATAATCCGGCGAAAATCCAGTAGCAACCATAGCATGTGCCGATTTATTGCCGCCGAAGTCAACGCCTATATTGATACGGTCGATAATATATGCGCCGTGCTTTGTTTTCGGTATATCGGAATTAGCTATCGCATATCGTTCCGGCTTATCCGCGTAAATCCGATATATAAGGCCTTGCGCCGTGACACGTTCACCAAGAATATCACGCTTATACCATACGGAATTGACGTCGTAGCGGCCTTTTATTTCCTCTCTGCGCTCGTCCGAAAGGGAAAGATTATCGTCAATTGTAAAATGCTCATAGAGATAGCCGCCCGGATAATTGCCGATCCATTTGTCAATATAATTTGTGTAAATCGGATGTTGCGGCGCACATGGGTTTAAGTCCCATAAAACGAGCGGACATTTAGCTGCGGCTTGTCGGCCAAAGGCTACTTTAATAAAGCTTTCTCGGCTGTCGTCGCTGTCGTAATGCTCGTTGATTTCCGTTGCTATCCAAAGCCCGTAGGAGTTACCGAGAATTTTCTTATAGCTGTCTGACTTGCCGCCGCCGGCAAACAATACAACTTTTTCACCGGTCTTTGTGTTTATAAATAACGCTTCGCCACCTTTGAATTTTCCCCAACGACAGCGACCGCGGAAAAGGTGTTCCAATCCGAAGCCGTTACACTCGCCAATGTTCAGCTTCGCATTTGGCGCACTTGAACCGCTTGCAAGGTGGATTTTGTCCGGGCACGTTTCCAAGTAAGCAGCAGCTATTATACAATGGTCTATGGTCTTGCCGGAACGAATAGCACCCTCGGCAACACACAAAGCGTTGTCAAGCGCATGTTTGATATACACTTTGTGCTTTTCCGAAAACGGTGACCATGCTATTTTTTGCGTTGTCATTTTAACATTTCGGCAAGCGGTGTCAGATCTTCATAATCGCTTGTGCCCTCATCAATGGGTTTATCCGACCATTTACACCAGTTTTTGAGTGCAAATATAGACATTGTTGCATTGTATTTTCCGAGCATTGCACCTTCGGCGATAACATCAGACTGTAAGGTTTCAAACTCTTTTTTTATGGTGGGAAAGTATTTGTTAAGCGAATTATATATTGTTCTCCGGTCGGTGCGTTGAAAGTTTATGGAAAGCCAACGGCAAAAATTAGACTGCGACGGGATTTGTATAAAATTATTGTCACGAACAAAATCACAAAACGCCGTAAAAAGTTGTATCATGGTCTTTTCGTCTTTGAACTTGCGCGGCTGTCCGGCTTTCTTTGCCGTTTTCTTTTTTGCCTTTGCCATTTCTGCACCTCCATTTTTTAACATTATATCACGCGTAGAACGCTGTTAGTATCATGTTTTGAACGTATACCAAACATTATAAAATTTGCTTTTAAGGCGATATAATTGTGGTGCTGATATGTAAAACTCGCGTGCAATTCGATTTAAAGGCTCGTCTGTTGTAAGCGCCCGAAACAAAGCGCGATAATGATATTTTCCTACAACGCCGCATAGTGCGTCGATTTTTCGGCGCACTTCTTCGGGCTGGTCTGCATAATTGTGCAGTATAAAATAGATTTCGCCTTGCTTGTTGTAGCTAAGATTGACTGACCGCATTTTTTTAAAAGACAATTACACCGCCCCTTTCACTACTTCACATCAATATCCAACTTTTCAAGAAACGGATTTCGAAGGGAATCTAAATCAATGCCAATTCCTTTTAGATTCCGCTTGTAAAGCCATACCGCGTCCGAATCGTGAGAAAAATTGTAAAAATCGAGATCATCCCTAACCATCGTTACCATCTCGTCAAAGAACCGCATAAGCCGCTTCTTGCCGAATCCGCAAGTCGTGTGAAGCTGCCAAAGCATAATAACCTCTAAGTTTTTGATAACGATCGGTAAAAGCGCCGCCATCTGCCGCCGTGCTTCTTCTAAAACAGCCGCTTTCTGCTTGTTTGTAATTTGCGGTATACGTGCCTTCATCTTGGTTCAACTCCTTTTTCTTTCATCAGCTCGCAAATAAAAGCTATATTGCACGCCATGTGCTTGTAATGCTCGATACCGCTTTCAGCGTCTACCGAGCCCTGCGCATGTAAAAACGCCGCAAAATGCCGAAATAGCGCATTGGCGTAACGCTCTATCTCTACACACCTCCAGTTGTCCGGATCTTTGTATTTTGCTATCCCGTATTCACGTACCTCGGCAATGTCTGAAATTATCTGTAACGGCACAATGCTGATCCGCATTTTCCCGTCGTCAAGCTTTGCTTCCTGTTCCGATTCCTTCGCGGGCTCGCCCGATTTTTCGTCCGTCTCGTCAATGTCAGACAGCCAGTATTCTTGTTTGCAAACTAAACACGATAAATAACCGTCACAGCTTTTCCTTTCTCCAACCTCGCGCGGACATATCACTAAAGTCCCGCATGACTTTGACGCATCCGGAAATATCTTCAAAAATTCCGCTTGCCTTGTTGTTTTCATTCATCCTCACCAACCATTTCTTTCAAAGCTTTGTCAATCTCTTTTTCAATCGCATACATCAAAGCACACGGAAATTTAGCTTCCTTCGGTGTTGATTCCGATATATCCAGGAAAAAAGTGTCTTTCACCATGTCTGCAAAATCTTTATATGCTGCGATTCTCACTTGTGATATTTTATCAATAGCAGAGTTAAATTTCTTTTCTACTTCTGCAACTTGTCCAAGCAGCCGAAATATCTCTTTGTTTTTTGTCTCTATCTCCGCGTCTCTGCGGCAGATAAGATCCCATATATCCGCCGAAAAACCATCCGGATCTTCTGCGCTCAAGCGCTCGAGCGCTTTTATAATCTCATTGTCGGTCAATTTTTGTCACCGTCCTCTGAATCGAAGTATATACAAAATAACGCTTTTTGCCGTTGATCATCTTCTTGAATCGGTTTACACTTCATAGCGCAATACACGGGACGCGGGTGGGACATAGAGCGAAGAAAAGATGCATACTTGCAGTTTTGGCAATGTCTTATGTGTCTCTCCCTAATAAACTTACTGATAAGCGACAGCGCAATCACGCCAATCAAAAACGCGATTATAAAAATTATAAATTTCATTATAACTCCTCCACATAGCACCATGACTGTGGGGGACGTTTCAAAAAACATCCCGGATCTTTACAGTCGGAGCAATCTCTTTTTGCAAACCCCAAATCCGCGTACCAACAATCACGGTTTATTTTCTTAAATTCACACAACTCTTTCGGCTCGTCGTAGATTTTGAGGTCGGAGATGTGCCAACCGTAAATACTGTTTTTGTCGGCTCTACTTCCTACATAAGCCCCAAACTCGTCATATGATAATGCTGTTTTTTGCAGAATGCTCGGTAAAATGTCCGTCATATAATTTTTAGGGTTGCCGTTCGTGTCGAAGATAACTTTCACATTATCGCACACAAACTCACCGATAACCTTGCCGTTTACCAAATAGAGTTCCGCGTTGATAGCGTGTGCAAGTAATTTGCCGCCGGATGTGCAGTAAATATAACACTTGAACGGCGTTTCGATCTTTGGGCGCGTCTTGCGCACCTCAATCGTTTTCTTGCTCGACGCTATCCGTTCACACCACTCGGGGCGAATGCTTAAAAGTACAGATTTCATTCTTCTTTTTCCTTTCCACACCGCCGGAACATACATCCCGGCGGATTAGTAATTATCTCTTTTCAAAATCTTTCTTGCACGCTGTTCTCGACCGTGCCGGATAAAACTTTCTGTCTAAGTAACCACACCGTCGGCTGATGAGATATTCGCGCTTTTGGCAGATTCCGAAAGCTCCTTTTTCGTCTTTAACAAAATATTTGCATTCTCCGCAAGTGTTATATTCCATCGTTCTTACCTCCGTTACGGCACAATTTCAATATCCGGTAAAATGCTCGTGTGCCAATACCACTTGTAATGATACGGGTCTGTGTGCGTCCCGGTAATGTCCTCCATGCAGTAAAGCGTGTTTTCGGTCAAATAAACATAGTTCTTTTTGTAAGTCCCGGAACCGGTCTTGCAAGTAATGACTAACTCACCGGAATCGTTGTTTGACAGAGATAAATAGCCCTCAACCTGTAAAATAACCGTATCGGTACGCGCATTGTATACCGTCACACGGCGTTCTACCTCAAATCGGTCGGCCTGTTGGTTTAAGTTGCTATTTATCTTGTCCGCTTCCGTGCAGCCCATTAAGGCTGCCGCCGATAGGATAAGCACCGCAATAGCGCATAAGATTTTCTTTTTCATTGTTCTTCCTCCTGTAATCATTCGTAATCACTCCAATCAATTCCTTGTCCACAATGGTTACAAAATTTCGGTGTTTTTTTGAAACCAATTTTTTCCCCTGTTTCTACAACTGTCAAATCTCCGCCGGCTTCTAATCCAATCTGCTTTTTGCATGACGGACAGAATAAAGTGTAAAGCAATAAACCATGGATATCGCCATTGTTTTTTTGAATTGGCTTTTTCGGCATTTGCTTGTCAAGCATTTTTATGGTTGGAAACACCGGTAAATTAACATACTCTTCCCGATTTTCGAATGTCTTGCAATGCTTTTCTCTGTTTTCGGAATTTTCGTCTATGACGATTTGCAGCGTCTCTAACAGATTTTTGCATACGTGCAAGTGCAAACAGTCTTTACATGTCATCTTTCCGCCCCCATTTTCTTCAGCTTGTCCTCTAACCATAGCTGATACACGTCCGACTCCCGTCCAAACAGCTTATCCGCCGGCACGTCAAAAAAGTCCGCTATCTTGATAAGCTTTTCAACCGTCGTCGGCAGTTTTACACCGCGCTCATAAGCAGAAACGTCTGTCGGCTGTATGCCAAGCTTTTTTGCCAAAGTTCGTTGCGATATTCCCGTTTTTTTGCGTAAAGCCTTTAAGTTTTGTGCAAATACCTGTTTGTTATCCATTTTCCTTTTCCTCCGTCAATTTTCTTTGACCTTTTATAAATTTCCACAGTGGAGACTCATATGCAGTTTTCACCCACCGATTCCATTTTTCGACTTTTTCCGGCAAATTGTCGTAAGATATTTTTTGTATCCGGCACATTGTCTGTCAATGCAGCTTGTTGTCAAAAGTTTTAGACCATCAAGGTTGTATCCGACTTTTATCAATTTTCCGCAAAACTTACATTTGAAGAATTCTTGCTCTGCTTTGTAACGCTCGTATTCTTGCTTTGTCACGTCATCCCCTCCGATACGTGACGATCTTGCCGTCCGCAAAGGTCAAAGCAACCTTTACCGGCAAATCAAAATTGCTTTCATCAGACTTTCGCCCGGACGGTGTAAATAGCTTGCATTCGCCGCCGTTTGCCGACGTTTTTGTCTCAGTGATACATCGCCCCTGGTGTCTGCACCTCTCACAATCCGACATCTTTGTCACGCCCTTTCTGTCTGACAGTTTCCGAGGATTCCTCGGTTTCAGCAAAAGATAGAATCACAACACACCCGTCCCACGTGTCGCCAATAACAAAGCCGTCAGCAAACCCGGCGATTTGTTTTTGCCCGTCGCCCTCCAGTATCCCGCATTCCTGCAACGCGTCAAGAATAAACTTTTTGGCGCTCGCAATGTTGTCAAGGTCGCAACGCTTTGATTTTTCGTGCCACTCAAAGAAAATAGTTACCGGGTATTCCGTTACCGGCTCTAAGTGCGCCGCCTTTATCGCCCAGCCGATCGCGTCCTGCGTCTCGCGCTTGAGCGCATTGCCCTTGTAGCGGTTGATGTTTACCGCGTGTATGTACTCGTTTAACCCCGGTAAACGCTGTTCAATCGTAAAATTCCGCGTCTGCATATCCATCCCCCTCGAATTTGTTCACTTCGTCGCCCCATGCGTCCCAGCCAGGTGTTGTATTTCTTGCAAAAAGCTCTATGAAAGAGTGATTCGTGCCAATAAGTTCTTGTATTCGACGCCGCGTTTCTGCCGGTTTTTGAGAATGTTCGCGCACAGGGGAAACGATAATTTGCCGTACACTTCGCGACACTACAACCGATTTTGCCTTTGTGTTCTTACTTACGCCGAGCAAGCAAACCTCCGCGTTTGCCCTGGTGTAGGATCCACCACCCATAAACAAGGTGGGTGCCTTTTTGTTTTGTTTCACCCACACAAACGCTGCCGTTTTGTAGGTAAAGCTCCAGGCCGCCATCACTTTTAATGCCTCCGGAAAATTCGGGAAAGTCGCCCACATAAAGATAACCGCATCGTCGGTTGATATATCACGCACAGGCATTTTGCATAACGTCTCGGTGTTCATTGTGTTGTAATGGTTCTTGGCGGCACCTCTGCCGCCCTGCCGATATTCCCAAGGAGGATCTGCGTATATAACGCTGTATTTTTTGTTTGGAAACGGTGTCTGCTCAATCGCAAAACTCTGTAATTGCATTGTAAAACTCCTCATCCTCCGGCATTTCCTCCGGCATCGTGCCAAGCTCAACCCCGAGCGGCTCCAATACCTCCCACGGGTCGCTCTCAAAGCATTCCCTGTGATACGTCACATTGCCGCCGTCCACCGTGACAATTTCCTCATCCACGGCAATGCGCTCACTGCAAAGCGGACAAATTGTGTGTGTGAGCTCCGGCTCACACTCCCTATACCGGCAGTCCGCAAACCGGTCAAAAGGGTCGCTGTATGGATAACTCGTCATGTCTTTTTCCTTTCCGCCTTACGGCTTTTCAAAAATTTCGTCAAGTTCAAAATCAAGCCGCCCGTCAGACGCCGCGCCGCCAAGTAACCGGTTTTCCGGGTTCTTGAAATATGCGTCAACCTCGCCCGACGTGCTTAAACCCTTTTCCTGCCACCCGGCCAACATCTTGTCCATGTAAGTAAACTGCGGCTTGTTTATCTTGGCAACCGTTTTTTCGTAAGCAAGCGTCAATAGATCCTCGGAGATTCCGTCTGCTTCCCAACGGTCAACGCACGCAAGTTCCGGACGTGTCAATGCACGCTCCACACCTGTCACACGTGTAACCATCCGGATGTAGGCGCCGCCACCGTTTAACGGATACTTTTGCGGCGTTATTTTTTCGAGTGCCGCTTTTTCTGCCTGTAAACGCTGGTATTTGCTCACACACCATTCGCGTATGTCCACCGCGTGGCATTCGGATTTGAACGCCGCACCGCGCTTTTTGATGTGCCCGTCGAGAATGTCAATTGCACCGTTTGCCACATCCTCGCCAAACTCGCCGCAAAGCTCGCTGTACTCGTCCGGAGTCAGACGCACATTGCCGTAACGGCCATATCCCGGCAAATCCTGCGGAATATTTTCGTGGGTGTCCTTGACATTACCGCTTGCCTCGCGCGCACGCGCGCAGGGCGAGTGTGTATATATATTATATATATTCTTATTTCTTATTTCTTCTTTCTTGACTGGTGTTAGATTCGTGTTAGATTCGTGTTGATTTGGTGTTGATAATTGTGTTAGTTCGCCATTCGCAGAATTCTCGGAAACCCTGTCAACACCTACATTTTCAGGCTCTGAAAATTGTGTTGATGATTGTGTTGGATTCGTGTTAAGTTCGTGTTGATTTCGTGTTAGCTCGTCTTGCTTCTTCTGAGTTGACCGTCCTTGATAGTAGTCGTAATTCTCTACGTGATAAACAACATTCCGACCGACTTTGAACTGCGTTATTTCACCCGTTTTTTTCAGAGTAGATAAAGCCGTCCGCAGCTCTTGTTTGCTCATGTTAAGACGCTGTTGCATGCTCTCCAAGCTGGTAAGCACGTCACCTCTTGCCAAAAGGTGAGTACCGACGACACGCGTTTCCACTCCGGCAATTAAAAGCAAATGAACGAATACCCGAAATACATTCCCGTTGTTGTACCACATCCACCGAAGTATGTTTCTGTCAAGCTTTATGAATGTGCTTTTGTTTGCCATTTAACCCACCTCAAAATGGAAGATCCTCATCCGTGCCAACCTCGTAAAAGTTTTCTTCTGAGGACATAGGCATTTGCGCCTGTCTTGCCGCCTGCGGCGCGTTTTGCGTTCCGGTATAGGGAACACCTCCATGCGGCGCATAGCCATCCTGTGGGGCGTTCTGCGGCGTGTATACGCTTTGCCCGCTGCTTCCGGCACTTTCTACAAAAGACACATTGTCGGCTACCACCTCGGTAACGTGCCGTTTTGATCCGTCGTTTGCCAAATAGGAGCGCGTCTGTAACTGTCCCTCGATAAGAATCTTTTTGCCTTTGGTAAAATACTGCGCCACGAACTCCGCTGATTTTCGCCAGCAGACAATGTCAATAAAATCCGCTTGTACATCGTCCGTGTCCTTTGCATATCTGCGGCCGACCGCAATGCGGAAGGACGTTACCGGAATCCCGGTCTGCGTTGTCTTTAACTCCGGGTCTGCCGTTAAGTTGCCAATCAAAATTACTTTGTTGAAGCTGTATCCTGCCATTGTCGTAAACTCCTTTTTTAATATAATAATTTGTATTGCTTCGCGATCCGCCGGTCAATCCTTACCGGCTCAACACGGTATTTCTTACAGAATTCCGGAAAGCTTATCGTGTGCGCTTCGGTGTGGTGTGCCCGGCATAGGCTCATCGCAAGCCGTCCGCCGTGGTGCACCTCGTTCCGGTCACCGCCCATGCCGATTGCGTCCACATGGTGAAGCTCTGCCGGTGCGCCGCAAATGGCGCACCGTTTGTGTAAAAGACACGCATACATGATTCGCCGGATATCGTCACACCGTGCCGAAATCTTTTCCGAAAGCGGTATATCATTCTCCACGCACCACGCAAGCAGCCAGTCCAAGAACTCACCGGCCGCCGACATCGTAAGATCCGCAAAGCTGAAATAGTCAAGTCCTTTGTCTTTAGCGTACATCAGCTTTAAGCTTGTCTTGGTAAGCTCGTCCGGATTCCCGGTAAATTCCGCAATGTCGCGAAACGTCGCATGAATCGCCCTCATCTGCTTGCCGGATATGTGTAAACCGTCGTCAAGCGTTACGGTCCCGGTCTTTATCTGGTGATCTACAATGTAATCGATGTCGTCGCACACAGCCCGTAGCGTTAATATGTGTCCGTCGTAGCCGATGACCGTACAAGAAAGAACATTAGTTTTCATTCGTCAATACCTCACAAGTATAAACATGCGGCACATATCCATATTTTACCTTGTCCGTCGTAAAGCGCTTATCCCAAGAGTTGTATAATACAGCTTTTATCGGTTTTCGCCAGCGGCTGTATATATCAACTTGTGTACCGTTCTTGTCTGTAATGTACATAGCGGGACTTGCGTCACAAGGACACCACATGTCTTTTTCTCTGTCAAATATCCACCGCACGGGAGCATAACACAAAGGACAAAAATCTTCATTGTCACGATATTTATGAAACCGCCAAAGGCGTTTGCGTTGTATCATCTTCTTCAAGTTCCCCCTCAAAGCCGGGTGAAAGTGTAAAAAACGGCTTAATGCCTTTTAACTTTTTTGTTGCCCGGCAGTATTCACATCGACCGCACCTCAAAGGTTTTACCATTCCGGTTTTTACCTTATAAATACGTTGCATGTGCTTTTTAATTTGTTCCAGTTCATATTCGAATCGGTCATCTTTTCCGTCTGCCGCATCGGTATTCAGAAGAAAAAGGTCTTTGTCCGGAATATCCTGTTTTGAAACACATATCAACATAAATCGAGCGTTGGTTTCTTTTCCTGTGTTTTGTTTTTCAATCGCCGTATAAACAGCAGCGCGCATTAAGTACCCATATGCCTCGATAAAACTGACACGCTCTTTTGTTTCGGGATTGTAGTCTGTTTTATAAAAATCGGCACAGGTCTTATAATCGATAATCAGATTTCTTTCCGGAATGTACTTGTCCATGCGAATACGCCAAGGAAGACCGAATAGTTCACCTGTCATAATCTTTTCATTTTGCCCTTGCATATTGATGAACTTCTTGATAATATCATCGTTTACAAGTGTTGAAATCATTTTGTCGGCACGTTCAAAAGCGGAATATTTTCCTTTTATAATAGTGACTCCCGACTTTTTGTCAATTGAAGTCTTGTATACGTCTTCAAAATGTTCGTTAAGAAATTGCTTGTGCGCTTCTTCGCTCTCTAAATAAGAGTGAACATAATTACCTACCAAAAAGGCTTCCGAATCCTCTGGCCCTTTCCAACGGCCTTGTATGCGTGCCATAGTTTCTGCTTCACATTCTAAAAAGCTCTGATACTGCGAACAGCTCATAAAAGACGTGTCTGCTGCCGGTGTATAGTAATTATCTCTCGTCAGTTTCATTTTCTAAAGCTCCTGTCGAATTTGATTCAAGAATACTCCTGTCCGCTTCTTCTGTTTGCAAAAGACTTGCTTCATTGGAAACATGAGCTTCACTTTCAAAAACATCCGAAAACTCAGCAGTCATTTTTTCAGCGTCATTGGCTTCCGTTTTTTCAAATCCTTCGCCCTCAATTGGTTGTTTATCCGGGTTTCCGTTTTCGTCAATCACAGAATTGTCACATTCCATAGCACGTTGCATTTCAATAGATAAAACACCGTTTTTGGCAAGATTTAACTTGCTTACGGTTTTTTCACACATGGCGCCGCGTTCTTCCGGAATACTCCATTTAGAGGTTTTTTCCCCATATTTCAAATCTTTTTGATATTGCTTGCTGTATTTCTTCGCATGCTCCATGAGTTCCTCCATACTCATATAAAAAGTAGACGAATAGCCGTTGCGAAGCTCAAAATATGACACATATCCAATAATTGGGGTTGCTTGTCTTGCTGTATCGTCTTCAATCCATGCAAATTCAATCTGTCCGGTTAAACGGTTCCTTTTTTTGATTTCTCCCTCGCGAACATCCGTTGAATTGATAGATAAGTACTCTCCCGTGCGCAAAGCAAGCTGTTTATATCCTTTTGCACCCATTTGAAATTGAGCGTTATATACTTTGTTTTTGTTGTCCTTATATGGAACAATGTATGCATAGCCTAAACCGGTATCAAGCGGTAAATGCATGGCCGCCGAACAAAGAGCCGCATTCCATACGCTTTGCGGTGTACATTGCTGTAAACCATCGCTTGACTTAATAATATTCAATACCGAAGCCATAAAGCTCTGCGCATTATTACCTAAAATAGAATCAAACCGATCCTTTAATGTGATGTTTTGCATGTATGTTTGATGTACCTTAATAATGTCTTTACTCATCTTTTTGTCCTCCTGCAATAACCGTCTCAAATGCGCCGGAATGATAAATTTTATTGTTGTATCGGTCGATAATCACCGCTTTATCTTTTATGCAAACTGACTTTATATGTTTCCAGATAGAATATTTGGAAGTTTTGACCTCGGCAGAATCGCAGATGTTTTCGACCTTGGCAGAACCGTAGATGTATCCGACCTCGGCAGAATCGCAGATGTTTTCGACCTCGGCAGAATCGCAGATGTATTTGACCTCGGCAGAACCGTAGATGCTTCCGACCTCGGCAGAATCGCAGATGTATCCGACCTCGGCAGAATCGCAGATGCTTCCGACCTCGGCAGAATCGCAGATGTATTTGACCTTGGCAGAACCGTAGATGCTTCCGACTTTGCAATCCTTGATCCAATGCGTGCCGCTGTCTATTCTTTCGATTTTCTCGCCAACATGGATATGTTCCTTCGCCCATTCGGTCACCGCTTCGCGCATCCGCCTTTCGTCAACCTCGGCCACATACCATTCCGGCAGGATATCCTGATCTACGTGGTATTTCCATGACGCCACCGGCGTAAAGACGTCGTCGCCCTGCGGCACTAACTCCGCACGGACAAATAGCCGCTTGGCATTGTCTTCCGTGTCCGCGATCTTCAGCTCTTCGAGCATGTCCGTGTGGCTGTCATAGTCCGGGATAAATACCCGGTCTTTTAAGATGATTCCCGATTTAAATCTGCACATCTTTCATTTTCCTTTCTGTCTTGACAAATTTTAACCTTTGTGTTATAATTCTTATAGCACATGATGTATGTGCCTTGCACGTACCTTGTGTCTTTCATTTTTCTTTCGTGACCGTCGGGAAACCGGCGGTCATTTCTTTTTTTCGGTAAACTTGAATTTGTAGTGCGCCGAACCGACAAGCCGCTTGACCTCGCGCGTGTCCTCACGGCTCTTCGCAAAAGCCTTGTAATCTTCGCAAACGGAGTGACACCCGACCGCGCGCTTTGTGCAATTATGACATGCCGTGTAACTGCCGTCTTTTATCATCTCACACACTCCAAAAACATAACCTGCTCACCGGCCTTTATGTACCCCATGCTGCCGCCGTTCAATTGCTCACACCAACCGAGATATACGCGTTTGTCAAGCGTGTCCGGACAGTATTCATCGGCAATGTGCCAAGCTGTGTCACCTGCTTGTATCGTCCGCACGACCGGCGTGAAATCCTCTCTCTTCGGCCTGTCCGCTTCTCTTGCACATATGAGCGCAATAAGGATAAGACCGATAACAAGCCCGGCAAGGATTCCTAAAGTGCGCTTATATTTCGCGCGTCTTTTCTTGTTTCTGCACATGTTTTTCACTCCTTATAATATTATCCTGTCCGCGAGCTCTTCGGGAAGTGACCCGGTAAGCTCGCATAAACGTTTCAGCGTTCGCGGATGAACTTGTATCGGTCTCTTTCCGTAAAATATCCGGCATGCCACTTCGGGATTATTTATTTTTTGGCCTAACTCGTAGGCGTTTTTTATTTCGCATAGCCCTAAAATGTCTAATACATCCGCTTTCCTTAACCGCCATTTTCCCGGAAAATCGACATTGTAAGGACAGCCTTTTAAAGCTGCAAACGCTTCAATATCTTTTCCGATTCCAACCGCCCCATGTTCCGTATAGGAGGGTTGTAACCCGTTGACGAAATTCAAGATCTTTTCGGCTTGATACTCCCTTAAGCCAACCGCTTCTGAGAGAGCTACCGGATCGTCGATCTTAAGAAAATCTAAGTAATATTTGATAGCATGTTGTAAACTCATATTTCCTCCGATTTAGCTTTCAATAATGATTCCCGGCATTTGAAGAGCCAACCTTTGAAGCCAATACCAAAGCTTTGAAATACTGTAGCATTGTATCGACCGGAACGCGGTAGCTATCATACATCCGTAAAAGTTCGTCAAGTGTGGTTTTTCGGTAGTCGTTTTTTCTTCGGGCTGCCGTGCTTTCAGAAATATGTACAGCCTTTCCGAAGTCCTTGTTGTTTGTCGGCCTACCGTTTCGCGCTTGACAAACAAATATCCATTCGTTCATTACCTGCTGCCGGATTGCTTCTGTGGTCGGTTTAGTCTTCGGCATCGTTCTCTTCCTCCAAATCCGGCATAGCAAATACTTCAACGTCTTTATTGGCATGTTTATCAAAAAATGCTATTAAGGCTTTTCCCGCGTCACTTTCGTATTTCGAATATATTTTCGAAACCTCTCTCAAGGCATACACCCAAATACTGACCGTTTGTGTATTTACATGAGCGTTGCAGAATGTCGCGATTTCATTAAGAGCGAAATTGATGTATTCATTAATTACGTTTGTGGATTCCTTGACGTTGTTTGATTTCATTGCAGCATTCAATTTATCCCAATATTCTCTCGGTGTCATATTTCATTTTCCTTTCTTTAAAAAAATCATCGGTTTCCGAATTCGTTCATCATAAAATAGTAAAGTCGCTGTTGTGCTTCAAGTGTTTTGTCGAAGCCGGGGTAGTTAGGTTTGGCGTTCGATAGCCAAAGGCTTAACGTGTCAAATTCGTTTTTAAACGCCGACCACGCTTCTTTTTTAAACTCTTTCGTTGTCGGAGTAAGCTTATTTTTTCTTGCAATCTTTTGGCCGAATTTCAAAACCTTTTCCAACGCCTTTTCAAAAACGTTCATTTTCATCATCCTTTCTTAAAACCCAATCGCCTTGTCATCCCAAACGCGGCCTTGCTCTTTTTCCCATTCCGAAACGATTTTTTCAGTTTCGGCTAAAATCATTCGCGGCTTGGGTCCGGTTCTGTATCCGTTAAGCGCTTCCGAAAACTTCGACGATGACATGTCCAAACCCCTTTTACGAAGTTCATCGATAACATCAACATTTCGTTTTCCGCAAAGCATGATACGGACTTTCAAAACACTGTTCATCTTTTATTGCTCCTTTCGTGCATTTTGCCTATTGACATTTCGTCAATTTTGTTGTATTATAATGTCGTTGGGAATAATCTCCCTTGCATGTCTATATTATAATGCCTTTTAGTGCATTTGTCAATAGATTTTGCGCGCAAAAATGCACTAAAAAGCATTTTTGTTAATTCTGTACAAATGGCTGGGTGATTTTTTGTGTTTTATGACAGATTGCTTGCATTATGCCAAGAAAATAATAAAAAAATGACACCTGTCATAATCGAACTTGGATTAAGCGCTGGGAGCATGGCAAGGTGGAAAAACGGAACTGTTCCAGACGGAAATACGATATGTAAAATAGCTGATTACTTTGATGTATCGGCGGACTATCTTTTGGAAAAAACAGACATAAAAAAAGCCCCGTCCATTTTGGACGGGGAAGAGAATGAAAAAAATGAAATAGCTAAGATATTTTCCGATCTTTTACCGGAACAGCAGGAACAAGCAAAGAAATATCTGCGCTATCTTTTGGACACACAGGAGAAAACGTCTCAAGATAATCTTTAAATTTCTTAAGGTTTTCTTTGTTAAGCTTATCGAGTTCTAACATAATGTCATTCATTGCTTGCACTTCCTTTCTTTTTGTCGTTTTATGTTTTTCGCGACTACACACATTATACAGCAGTTTACCCATTTCGTCAAGGTTAATTGTTACTAAACTTTTTCAGATATTTTTAGTTAAAATAACGACCTTTTGTCGATATTTGTCGAATCAGAATTTTATTATAAGGGGATAAAGAAAATGAAAGAGAAAACAAAAGGCATTATTATTGGCGTGCTTGCCACGGCAACAATTGCAAGCGTTGTAAACGTTGCGGCAGATGAGATCTATAAAAATGTGGCTATTGCTTACAACAACATCAAGATTTGCATTGACGGCACGTATTTAGAGCCGAAAGATGCAAACGGAAATCCGGTTGAACCCTTTACCATGGACGGAACGACATATTTACCGGTTCGTGCCGTTGCCGGAGCTTTCGGAAAAGAAGTCGATTGGGACGGAGATACGAACACTGTTTATCTTGGCGCAAAGCCGGGCGAAAACAATTACAGCCGTACCAATCCGGCCCCGATCGGAACAACGCAGACTGTCAAGATTGATACATATTCTGAAAAATACACTGCTGCAATCACAGTAAAGGAAGTAATTCGCGGCGCGGAAGCATGGGAGAAAATCAAAGCGGCTAACATGTTTAATAAAGAGCCGGAACAGGGTACGGAATATATGCTCGTCAAAGTCGCTGCGACTGTTTCCGACGTTACTGATGACGCAAGCATAGACTTGTCGTCTTATGATTTTGATTTCTTTGCAACAGACTATTCAAGTTATGAAAGTCCTTTTGTTGTTGCTCCCGACCCGACGTTCGGTGGTACACTTTATTCGGGCGGCTCTTGCGAAGGGTATGTAGTTGTAAAAATTAAGATAGACGACGCAACACCCACAATGCAGTTTGGCGCAGATTACCAAGGCAAGGGCGGTATTTGGTTCGCGTTAACAAAATAATTTGCAGTAAATAAGTTTCAAGCTCCGGTCTTCCGGAGCTTGTATTGTAAGTAGGTGATATCATGGCAAAAGCAATAAAGTTGCCGTCTGGAAATTGGAATGTCCGCGCATTGGAATATACCGACGAAAATGGAAAAAAACACTTTAAGTCTTTTACCGCGCCAACCAAAAAAGAAGCGGAATACTTGGCGGCGGATTATTATGCCAATAAAAAAACAAAGGCTGCTGCCGGAATTGCAAATATAACGCTTTCTGAAGCTATCCGGCGATATATCGATAGTATGAATAACATTTTGTCCCCGTCTACTATCTGCGGATACGAACAAATATATCGGCTAAGGTTAAAATCTATCATGCATTTGCCACTTTCAAAATTGACTAATGACACGATTCAAACAGCGATAAACCAAGAAACATTGCATTTGAAACCGAAAACAGTGAGAAATATTAGCGCTTTATTGTCTGCTGTGCTTAAAAAATATAATCCGAATTTTGTGTATAAGGTCATATTACCGCAAAAGACAAAGAGCGAAATATCTATACCGACGCAGGAGCAAATGCGGCTGATTCTTGACGATGTAAAAGGGACAGAAATGGAGATTCCTTTACTTTTGGCCGCCTGTCTTGGGTTGCGCCGAAGCGAGTTGATCGGTCTGAAATGGAAAAATGTTAATTTCGATAAAAACACCATACGGATAGACACGGCCATTGTTCCCGGGATCGGTGCAAAAAAGTTTGAAAAAGCTCCTAAAAGTATGGCAGGGTATCGGACATTAAGTGTCCCGGAAAATATCATGCAAAAACTAAAAGCCGCAAAAGAAACAGCAACAAGCGAAAAGGTTGTCATGCTGACAGGAGGGGCAATATACGCAAGGTTTGACCATATCTTAAAGCGTTTAGAACTTCCGCATTTCCGACTACACGATTTACGGCATTATTATGCTTCTGTGCTTTTAGCAATGGGAATACCAAACAAATATGCTCAACAACGTATGGGTCACTCAACCGATAATATGTTAAAAAATGTCTATCAGCATATTATGGAAGATACCAAAAACGAAATTGACAAAAATGTTGATAACTATTTCGACGATTTCATATCAGGAAGAAGTTGAAATGAAAGTTGAAACGTAAATTTATAAAGTCAGCAATATAGCGGTTTTTACCAATTTGCTCAGGGGTTCGAGTCCCTTGCAGCGCGCCAAACAAGAAAACCGCTAATAAAGCGGTTTTCTTTGTTTTTAGCTTAACCATGCGCGTTTCATGACTTTCACTGTTGATAGTAAAATTTCATTTTTTGACGGTAAAAAATCATATTTTACAGAAAAAGTTGAAACGAAAGTTGAAACGAAAAAGCCACGCTTTTGCGTGGCTTTTCTCTTTACTGCTTCGCGGAATCAAGCTTGCGCACAAGGTCGCGGTATCTGTCCATGTAGTCTTGTATCAGAGCTTCGGAAAGTGTATCAAGCTCGATATCGTTTGACATCATGGACATGGTTTTTTTATACCACTCTTGAACGCCGTTTAACCGCTTCTGCATTTCTAAAAGGTGCATTTCCGCAAGCGCTGTATCTCCGCAACGCCTTGCTTCCATTGCATAGTCGTACTGCATGCCGGAATCACGTATGCCGTCCGTGATAGTGCGGACAATGCCGAGAATTTCCTGCTTGTCCATACTCACACCCCCATATTACGCAAGACGCGTCACGCCGGAGCATACATGCGTTACTGTACCGGCTACGCCACCGGCGGTTATAGTTATTGTTCTACCGCCGACAGCAGGGCAGCATGGCACGTTGATATCTGTCTCAACATGTACCGTATAAGTGCCGTTTGCCGCCGTTGTGACCGTGCTTACAGCACAAGGTAACGAAACAGTATTCAAGGCGATTCGGACTGTTGCGGTACCGGCTGCTGTTGCCGTCAGTGTGACATCTGCGGAAATATGATAAACACCGCCTGTGCGGATTCGGTATGCAGACGTTTCCATGCCGACGGAGCAACCACTATTGACTACTTGCGCACCCTGTAAGGCCAGCGCGGTTTGGTCGTCTGTGATAGTTTGTGTGGCGTTGTTATATGCTCTTACAATGGATTTTTGATAACGTGTGTTATTGCACATAATATTTCCCTCCTAAAAAGATAAGGCGCGGCACACAGCCGCGCCCGTGTGCATAGATATATGCAAGCGTTTTAATTTAATGTGTTATACTGCTACGCCGCAGCCGCCGTTACAGCCGTTATATCCGGCAAAATTCGGCACGACCGCATAACCGTAAGGAGACGTGCGCGGAACACCGCACAAAGCCGCCTGTAACTGGAGCTGGTTAATTTGGTTCTGCATGTCGGCCATGCGATTCCCGGAAATAGCGTCTAAAATTTTCTGTGTCTGCGCTGTGGTGGTTGCGTTGATAGCTGCCGTGTTGATAGCGCCGTTGTAATTAACGCTGTCAATCGCGCGAAGCGTTTCGCAGCAGCATTTCTGCTGATTTGCAAAACCGGCATTGACACCGGTCTGAATGTCGCGAAGCTCACCGAGAACGTTAAAATTACCGTCTTTGATTGCCGTCATTACGTCATAAGCGCTCTGACGGGTAGCCGCTACGCCCTCATTGTTCTGACGTTCAAGCGCGGCGAAGTCGGTCGCTCTCTGTACATCTCCGACAGTGGCGTTACGGTCGCCGCGATTTCCGCCGAAACCGCCAAAACCGCCGTTAAAAAGTCCGAGAAGTACCAACAGGCCGAAGATCCATGCGCCGTCACCGCCGAAGCCAAAGCCGCCGTCATTGTTTCTGCTCATCAATGCAACATCCGAAGCGGATAATCCGTTTTCCATAGTTTTTTCCTCCTGTAAATTTTAATATTTATCAATACCGATTCCGCGCGCCGAAAATCGTTATTGTCCATTAAATGCCGAATTAATTTGTGCCATAAAGCTGTTTGTGTCGATACCCTGCTGTCTGCAAAGCATTTCGACAGCTTGTCTTGGTGTGATTCCACGGCCGGTCGTAATTTGCCGCACCATTTGCATTTGGGGGCTGTTTAGGTTGTTCGCAATTCCCTTAATCTGCGCTATCATCTGTGGATTTAGTACGCTTTGCGCTACCTGCATTTGATTTAATACCGGATTGTTGTTCATTGATGTATTCCTCGACTTTCTTCAAACGCATTTCGAAATCATTTTCCGTTTTTGCTGCTTGCTCGACATGCGGCATAATGTCATAGGCGGTAGGCGTTTTATAACCGGCACTGTCGGTCTGAATATACCACAAAATAGGCGCGGTATCGTCGAGCGCCAACACGCTCGAATTAGGCGCGATGTTTAAGGCATTTACACCGTTTATGCCCGACACCCTAAGTACGTTACCGGTCATGCCGTTTTGCGCCGTCTGCGCCGGAAAAAGTGCATTGATTGACGCTTGTGAAAAATATGGATTAAATGCCGGATATGGGTTGTATTGGTTCATGCTTTAGCCCTCCTTATCTGCTTTGAGTATAACAAAAAATACAGACATTCACAAGCAAGTAAACGTCTGTATTTCGACTGTATTTCAGCCCGCTTTTGTTTGGTTTTCGGCTGATTTGTAGTTTGATTTATGTGCGCAGCGCTGTAATATTTTTTGCGATTTGTATACAATGGTTTTTGTTTGCTGTATCGAGAGGTCAAACTCTTCCGCAAGCGATTCAAAGCATACACCGTCTAAAATGCGCCGTTTGATAATTTGGCGGTCACGCTCGTTGAAAATCCACTCGTTTATCATTTGCTCCCATACACTCCTTGGTAAGTCAAATGTTTCCATGGTTTCTCCTTTATAACGCGTTATCGGTTTCGGTTACTTCTTATTCAGTTTCTCATGATATCGCCGGAAGATCTCCCTGACATACTCTGCTTCCAACTTCTCCCTGCCGTCGAGCATCTTCTCCCAGTTCTGCATGTTCTTGACGTCGGTCACACCGTCTTGAATCATAGCGTCCACGGTATCATCGTAGCTATATTTGTTGCCCTCCACGTATTCATACACCCCCACCTTGTTCGGAATCCCGGTAAACTCGGAAATATCAAGACTCTTGTATTCCGTGC